TATAAATAGCCTGTGCAGCGAATATATCACCACCTATTGAATTGATTCTTACTGTTAACTTTTTTACGTCTCCCAAGGCCTTCAGGTCATCATAAAACTGGCGAGGTGTCGTTATATTGCCCTCTTCATCTAACCATAGCTCACCATCCGAATATATTTCTCCGTATAAGACAATTTCTGCTTCCTCTTCGCTTATGTTTCTTATTTGCCAAAATTTATTCACTATATCACCTCCTTACTGTGGCTGTGTTGGAATACCTGCAGCCTTCATGCGTTCAATTTCGCGCTGCAACTGGTCTATATTTCTATCAAAGTCGCTGCCGATCAGTTCGATCGATTCCCTTTCCCTGGTGGAAAAACCGTTTTGCACGCGCATTTGAGCTGCTTGCACTTCTTTTACTGGATCTATCTGCCCTGGTGCAGGCCCATGCCATTCAGCTCTTGCCCATGCTTTGGTTATAATCGGATCACTAAAGAATCCAGGTGCATCTATGCGCCCTATAGATACCGCTTCTCTGAGCCACACTTCATAAATTGGCTGACAAAAGTCATTGGCAAACCAGGTCCGACGCATTCTGAAAGCTTTCCAAGCCTCAAGTAACGCTGCCCTGCTTGCTGAATAACTCGCCGTAAAGTTTTTCAATAACAGCTCATATGGTATTTCAAGCGCAGCACCTACATGTTTGGCAAGCGCTGTTGTAAAGGATTCGAAATTAGAAGATGGCCTTTTAGGATCTGCAGCAGCGATATCATAGCCGGGGGGCAAAGTGTTGATCGTCCCTGCCCCAAGTTCAAAATCTGCAGGGTCAATGCTGATCTTTTCCTTTGCCCCAACGGCCTCGGCAAGTGGAAAATCTCCTACGGCCCCACCTCCTTCTTTGATAAAGATCGTGAAAAAGCCCATCACGATTGCGGCCATAAGTTCAGCTTCCGTATATCGTTTTATTTGCTTCAATTCCTCTATTATGGGAGAAAGGAAAGGCACTCCCCGATATTGCTCACATCGCTCCGGTACCATTACTTGAAGAATATTGGGAATGCCTGTCCTTTTCCCAAAAGCCTCGATGCGAGTCCACTCCCACGTAGCCATAGGGTTTGCAGGGTCATTTAAATAAGCATTTGAAATCCAATACGCAACAACTTTTCCAGCTTTATCTATCTCTACGCCGTTAATAATCCTATTGCCAGTTTCCGAATTATAACCAATAGGACCGTATGTACATGACACAGCATTTGTGTTAATCATCGGTGTGCTGATCCTATCGGCTTCAATGGCATGAATGCGTAAGGAATATGGGGAATATGGCGTTGAGTTTTCAAATTTTAGTAACGCCCAACCATCTCCATTTAGCAATGAAGACATAAATACAAGTGATTGAATTTCATAGAAATTATTCATGCGCGTGGCATCGCAGAATAGATTATCAGCCCATAACGCAAACTCTCGCTCTGTTTTCTTCTCCCATTCATCTGCTTCATCGATTGATATACCAAGCACTTCATAGTCAATTCGTGCTTTCAGCTTCAGCCCTGCCCCTATTACATTAGTCCTCGATGTATTTATAGCTGATCTTGCCAATCCGCTACTCATAAAAAGATCTCTAGAGCGTTGTCGCAATGTATCAAGATTCATATCTATGTCAGCCTGCGGGCTGCTTGACCACGCTTGCCACCCTTTCATCGAGCGCTTATACGTTGATGCACCTGAGCTAGAGTATCCTGCGTTCTTTATTGTCGAAAGGGTCTGTCTTGCTATTTCGCGCTTGGCTGCATGCACCGGACTTAAAATTGAGAACAACTTATCTACTATACCCATCATATATCCCTCAACACTATTCTTTTAGCGCTTCTTCCAGCGCTGCGTTCAATCATTTCTATTTGAGCTTCAAGCTCTTTAATTGCCTGTCTTATTTGTGCTAGATCTGCTCGCTGTAAAGTTCGCGTGCCTATCCTATAAGATTGCCCTGCCAATACTGCAGCTTCGGCTTCGTAATAAAGCTCTAACCTTGCTCTTAACTTCTCTAATGCGGTCATATCGTCATACCTCCAAACCTCGTTTCACCACTCCATATCGCCTTTTTTTAGGCTGATCGTAGCTTTGTGGTGTGACGCTCGTGTTCCCAACATTGCCTTTTATGCGTCTTTCTATTGCGTGAAAGTCTGGATTTAATAATTTAAGTGCTGCTAGGTTATATACTCTCAAGTCAAGTGGTTCATTTCTCTTGTCTTTAGCTATGTTTTCCCAAACAACCACTGTTTTGCCCTTTTGTTTCTTGATGACCTTTTTTTCAGAGATAAGACCAGCAAAATAATTAAAATCGTAGCCACGATCTTCATCTAATGGGAAATGGCAATATTTTGGCCCTGGTCTTTCTATTTTTAACCTCTGCATAATCATCGTTTTTGCCGAATCAACGCCTATAAGCACTAAAGGAAGCCTGTATTTATTATTTCTTGAAATTTTGTAAATGACCGGCATCCCAGATCCGCCCATGCCGCGTATCGGAAATACAGCGTTTGATATCCGTTCTGCACAATATTTATAAACTTCCTCAGTAAAATGACCGCCCGAGTCAACAGTTGTACAAGAGATCATCATGCCGGTGCCATCAGCTCTGATCCATTCTTTCTTGAGCAAGTCATCTATTCTCATCCATGTGGCCTGGTCGTCCGGTTTACCCCAAACGATTCCCTTTTCTATGCCCCAAGATTCCTCGTCCCGCCCCCAACCCACAATTTCGTATTCCAGTCGATCATCTTGTGTGTCAACGGCAAGGGTAAGAACTAACACGTCATTAGGGATCTCGGCTTTATAGACTTCTCGCCTGTCAAGCAAGATGGTTTCGTCCTCTATTTCGCCCCGCTCTTCCCACGTTTCGCCCAAAACAGTATTGACAAAAACCTTGTAAAGTTCTGGATCGTCTTTAACCTCTAAAAACTCCTGCACTATTTTTTCCCATGATGACCATGGCGACACAAAGGCGTTTAGCCTAAAACTTCGTATCCCACGCTTGATAGCCCCAGGATTGTCGGCAATCCATTTGGCTGGCTGTTTCTTCATGGTGAATTCATCAAATTCATTAGTGCATGTCGGGCAACGCCATTTGACATCATTTATTATATAAAGCGTCTTGTTGCGGTTTTCTTTCTTGTCATATTTGAAGACCATGTCTCTCATTACGATGAAGTGATAATTATCACAACTTGGACACTGCACGCACCATTTCTCCTGAGTCCCAAGCTCATATTCAAGTTCGATTCTCGAGGCGCCCTTAATGGTTGGCGTGGAGGTGTATACATGTTTTCTGTTCCAGAATGTCATGGTTCTACGTTCTGCGAGGGCTATCGGGTCCCCTTCACTTCCTGCACTGGCAGGATATCTATCAACTTCATCACAAAGTAGTATTCTGATCGGTCTACTGGCCAGTCCAGCGGGACTGTTGGCCCCTCCTATGGCAAGAAAACCACCAGGGAACACCTTCATGAGGATTGTGTTATTGATATCTCGCGTCTTGGAGTCCGAAACCTTTGCCTTCAGCCTTTCTGTCGCCGAAAGCATAGTAGATATGCGCCTCTTTGAGAAATCCTGGGCAGTTTCAAGCGTAGGCTGAACCAATAAAATAGGCCCGGGATCAACGTCTATGTAGTAGCCCATGATGTTTAACAGGACTTCGGACTTCCCGACTTGGCTTGACGTCATGGCCACGACCTTTTCGATATTCGGATTTACAACGGCATCCATAATTTCACGCTGATATGGTGCCCTGTCCGTTCTCCATTGGCCTGGTTCTGCTGAGGATTCAGGCGCAAGCCTTCTGTATTGATCTGCCCATTGGCTTACTGTCAGTTTAGGTGGCGGTGCTACCGCTTTCGCTATCTTCGAGAACAGATCCGTCGTCGCTTTCGTCGTCGCCATTGTCTTCACCACCTTCGGCAAACAAGCATGGAGAATAATCGCTAAGCTCAGTTAATGCTTCGTTTATTTCCGAAGCCAGAACATCGTTAACTTCTGCAATGCTCTTAAGGCCGATGATTTTGGGTGAAATTTTTTGTGGCAATGCCAATAACCTGTTTTTAAAGGTCGTGAGCATGTCTGTCATCACAAGTTCGACAGTTGCGGCATCATGCATCTGGTTCTTTAGCTTTGCTAACTGCAGCTCTGCCATTTCCCTCTTGGCAGCTTCATGTTTTGCCTTTTCTTCCCAGTATATTGATTTTGATTCCTGCTCTTCAGGATCTTTTTTGCCGCTTCGCAAAAACTCAATGTATCTGTTGACGTTCTGTTCAAGGGGCCAACGCCCTGGAGCCCGTTTTTCGAGTACTCCTTCTGTGGCCAATTGATTTACATATCTGCGTGTAACCCCAAATAATTTTGCTAAAACGTCCGTATTTACAACAATGCCAGATACATCTTGTTTTACAGCCATATATCACACCTCTGCAATAAAAACGCCAACGTAACTATTTATCACGTTGGCGTGAAGGAACCCCAGGTGAAAAATTTTTGTACCTAGCCAAAAATCGGGGCTCGCCAGCTTCGCAACCCTACATACACTTAGAAGGACCCGTGAAATACTCTTTAAAGACATATATGCTATTATTTATATCATACTCATTTTGTACTTCTAATTTTGCCAGGTTTCTGCCAAGATTACATATAACTAATCGTCCTCCTCATTATTCGAATAATAATGCATGATTCTTCTTATCCTGCACTGTACCCATTTATGTTTACGTTTTTTTCTTTCTCGACCCAAATAAGCATCGAGAATGGCAGGATTAAGCGCTAATCTAAAGTACGCATTTGGGCTTTCCGGACCCTCTGGTATTACGTCCCATCCTAACCGAAACACTGCTTCAATCAAGGCCCCATTGCTAGCAAGACCGCTTTTAGTTTGTACAATATCCTTAAGAACATCGGATCTCATTTTATAATTAATGTAGTATTTTCGCGGACGAGCATATTCAAGCAACCATGCCATACAATTCTGTACAGTCGCCACGTCAGGTGGCATTTCATTAAGCGATTCTCCTTTGTCTAAAATCTTTTGTCTAAGACACT